ATTTTCTTCAGGTTTAACGACTTCAACTTTACCGCTTTCAATTTTTTCGGCATCAGATGAACCTTGTTTGACTGGTTTTGAATCACCTTTTTCAGCTTTAGAATCAGGTTGACCTGCCTCTAATACTGTTTCTTGGTTATTTTCTAACTCTGCCATTTTTTTCTCCTGTTTGAGTTTACTTTTATATTTATATATTATAGGTTCTCAACAAACTCTTTCCAAAGTTTGAGTTTGGTTTCCTCTAGTTGATTTAACTTAGCAGACCTCATTTCGTTCTGCATTTTGTCAACTTGCATTGCTGTAAGTATACCGTTATTATATACCCACTCAGTTCCTTCCATAATTCCATTGACAAATGCCTCAGGAGCGGAAGGGTCTGCGACTATGTCACCTGCTGTTGCAAGTTGAAAGTCGTTTTTAACATATTGAGCGCCACCCTTTTCTTCTAGTGAACCTAAACCTCTAGAGGATACACCCAACTTCGCACCATCATCAATCAAATTTCTAACAATTTGACCGTTTGGTGTTGATAAAATCTTTGCACGTCCCACAAAATTGTTACCATCTTCTTCTAATTTGGTAATTAAGTGAGACACTTTGTCTAAATTAATTGTAGGCCCATCGGGATGACCTAATTCTCCGAAAGCACGGTCTTTTTCAACAAACTCTTTTACATATCTGCTGACTTCTTTTTGCATCACTTCTTTAGGATACACTCTACCGTTACGGTTTTTAATTTCGGATTGCATGAATACGCCTTCAATGAAGTATTCTTTTTGTCCTTTTTCGTTCTCCTCTATGATGACTGGAGAAACACCGTAATCGTTAAACTCTGATATTAATTTCATTTCGTATTTCCTCTAATGATATCCCTTCGTTAATCATTTCATTCATCATGTTTCGGATATGTTTAAAACTTTCTTTTGCGACTTTTACACTAGGAAAATCCTCGTCTAATAAGTCATTGTTTAAAAAGATGTTTACGTTTTTACCTTCTCTAGCATATACAACGTTAACTACCTCTTCACCCAATCTGAATGAGTCTCTTTCTAATATAAAGAACTCTTCAGGTATAGATGTCACTGACTCTCTCAAGTCATTCATAACATCTTTAAAATCTCTCACTGGTCTGTCTCCACCTCAGGTGTAGGATTATCTATCCAGTCTACTTGCATTTCGACACGTTTCATGTCTACTGCTTCTGCAGACTTTTGTTTAATACCAGTGAAGATACTTTCCTTTGCACCTTCTAATTGACCTGCTTCTATTTGGTCAACAATTTTTTTACTTATTTCACTCATTTATTAAAAACTCCCAAATCCATCATCATCCATTCCACTATCATCATCTGACTTTTTCTCGTCTTCAATCTGACCGTCAATGATTTTGATGTCGTCTTCTGTTTGTCTTAGCACATACTTTCTCACATATTCGTGTGAATAGTATTTACCCACATAATCAACTACCTGACCTAATGTATCTAATCTCTCTCTGAGAATTTCTGCATCCTTCAACTCAGTGAAGTGGTTATCAGTAGCAAAGTTAAACTGCATGAAGTCCTTCATATTGTCGAACTCTTCTGCAGTTACAATCTCTTTGAGTATTAATTGTGTTCTAAGAACATCAATAAACACTCTTGCAAACTTCTTCTGAAGTCTGTTTGTGAACTTATTAAATTTAAGTTCATCTCTATCAATCTCGGATGCCTTACCTAGGTTAAACCCATTATCAGACTCCATTCTTGATACTGGAACGTTTAATGCACGATATAACTTCTTCTTGAAGTATTCTATATCTTCAATCTCTGAAAGGTTTTGACCACCAGGCAGAGTTGAGATTTCCGTTCCTCTACCACCTTCTCTTCGTGGTAACCAAAAATCTTCTAGCATAGACATATGTTTTCTGTCGTCTTTAATCTCACCAGTTTGAGCATTATAGACTAACTTATTTCTATACTTATTCATGACATCTGCAAGGTATTGTTCTGCTTTTGCCTTAGGTAAGTTACCTACGTCAATGTAGAAGATTCTTCTTTCGGGTGCTCTTGATATTCTGTAAATAACAAGTGCATCTTCCATCATCGACAACTGATTTGCAGTTTTCAATGCCTTATGCAAATATCCGACTACAACATTCTTAGTGTAGTCTAATAAACCTGAAGTAGTATATGTTACTGCTTCGGGTGCAATCCTTACTGAGGATGCTTCAGTTGAGGTTCCTTTTGCGAAACCTTTATCATTAAAGATGTAAAACTCATCAATCTTTTTGATGATATCTACACCACTTTTTGGGTCTTTCTTTTTTTCTACGTTTCTAACCTTCTTAATTTTAAGAGGGTCAATCATACGTAAGTCAACGATACCTGCCTTTGGTCGTTTGCTGTCAACGACTTTATGGAAGTAAATCCTTCCATCGACATACCACTTTCTGAAGATTTCATGAGAGTTCTGATTGAACTTCATTTTAGATAGGAGAAATGCGAACTCGTCTTGCACCTTATTCTTGATGCTATCAGAGAGTTTCACATCTCTGAGGTCGAGTGATACAATCCTATCTGAAGTGTCAGAAGTGATACACTCATTAACTATATCTTCGATTGCAGAGTCACACTCTGGCACCAAAGATATTTGACGGTATCTTTCAATGAGGTCAACCTCAGTCTTGATACCACCTTCCATGTCGACATAAGAACCATATGCAGCACCCGTGATATAACCCGCCTGTTGTTGGATGACGGGAGTCCCATCATCCTCAACGGGTGGCACGAATGATTTCGCATTCGATACTTGTGTCGTTCTCAACTCGTCTTTTTTACGAGTAATTTCAAACCCAAAAATTTCCATACTAATATTTATACCCCAAAAAGAGGGTATAACTCACTATTTTTAAAGAACTCTTTCCCAGTGAGAGAATTCAAATGTTGCCTGGAAAGTCTCAATTGCAGTCGCCTCTTCTGATGAAAGGTCGATACCAGCAATAACACTTGGGAACATATTGAAGAATTCATATCTCGCAAGGACTGAGTCGTCTTTGTGTAATTGTTCTACGAAAGCACGTGATAAAAGGTAGTCCGTGTTTAGCGCACCATCACTTGTTCCGAAACCTTGTATTTCTTCTTGCCATGCTTCTAAAGCAGTTCTTGAAGAAAACTCTACGTCATTCATGATTGTAACGTTCCAAGGTTCAAAAGTTCTATCTCCAGCGAGTTTTAAAACTTGACCTCTAAAAGGAACGTTTACAGTCGATAAATTTGCAGCAGGAATCTGAGCAGCAGTGCATAAAAACTCAATCTTTTCTCCCGCTCTTGGGATAAAGACTCTAAATCGGTTTGCTCTTGGGCCACCTCCGATTAATTGTGCTTTAAATTGGTCTATTGTTGCCATTTTTTACTCCTATTATACTGCACCGTAAATTTCTTCAAACTCTACACCACTTCTTGCAGCGACAAAGTTCAAGGTTATGAAGTTAATTGACCTAGCAGGTTTGACAAAGATTGAACATACAAATTCATTTCTGTCAATTACTGAATCAGTGTTATTTGTTTCGTCACAAATTACTGAGAAGTCAACTAATCCTCTTCTGTTTTTAACGTCTCTTAAGAAAGGTTCTACTGCAGCTCTAAATTGTGCTCTTGTGAATGCATCGTTGAATTCAAAGAGTTGTGCTTTAGCAGCAGTTGCGATTGCTTTCTCTAAGACTATGAATAATCTTCTAACGTTTATTCTGTCAAAAGCAGATGGTGTTGAAAGACCTGTTTTGTCTCCAAATAATACAGTTCCTTGGCCTGGGAATGTGCAAATTGGGTTAACCCTTGCACGATACAAGTCGTCTCTTGAACCTTTTTGTGGGTTAAGAGCAAGTTTTGTAATTCCTAGATATTGTCCTCTTGAGAAACCAGCAGGTGAATACCATGGGTCTTGTAAGAGGTCTGACCTTGCCATGATACCAGCGGTATGACCGTTGCCTGGAATCCAGCAATATTTGTCGTTGTATCTATCGTATTGATAGACCCAACCTGACTCTAGAACTGCATATGATGAAGAAGATACTGAGTTGTAGTCTGCAAGAATGTTTGATACTTGTGTTGACTCAACTGCGACACCAACTACTGATGCACGTCTTGGTGATGCAATCACCATACAGTCTTTTCTTCCTTCTGCGATTAAAATTAATTGGTTAACGATTGTGTTGTGGTCTGCCAAAATGTCTTGGTCTGTTCCTGAACCGTTATCTGTTCTTGTTGAACCAGTGATTAAGAATGAAACGTCTGATGTCTCTCCGTCACCAAAGTGGTCTGAATATGCACCGTATTTTTGTCCTGCTGTTGGACTTCTACCGTCAGCACCGTTTGCAAGTGAATTTGCAACTGGTAATGTTGGTTGAGTGAATGCAGTTCCTACTGCAGTTCCTAGTGTTCTATGTTCTCCACTTGATGAATAGATATCTGTTGAATGACCTGACCACCATACCCACTGAGAGTCTCTTGCGATAACGTCTCTATAGTAGTTTGATTGTCCTTGTGCATTCTTGGCGTCTGATGCTAATGAACAGAAACCGTGTGTTTCTAAAATCTCGCCTGGTGTTCCTGAAATTGTTCCATCTTCATCAACAACAACTACGTGAACTTCATCATTGATTGCACCAGCAAGTTCTGCAACTGCAGATGTGCCTGGTGCTTTATCAAAGTTTGCATAATATTCCCATTTTCTAGAAACGTTACCGTCATCGGAAACTGCCTCTTGAAGTGTTTTTGATGGTGAATTTAATGCTTCGATTGATAAAGTATCATGGTCTGTTGAACCCGAAGTGTCGATTGCAGTAACTTTATATTCAGTAGAATGTCCAGCAAATGTAATAATGTCACCAACGATAAAGTTTGCACCTTCACCTTCGGTTACTGTTACACTTGAAACACCAGCAGTTTGGTTTCCCTCAACTGCAGCAACGTTATCTTGTGAATAAGCGTTAGGTGTTGAACATAATGATACTTTTAATGAGTTACCTAATGCACCAGCGAATCTTGCAGTCCATTGTCCTGCTGTTCCTGATGAACTACCACTTCTTAGGGTATCTACGTAGTCGTCATCTCCTTTGATTAATAAGTCAACGTCACCACCACTATTCGCATTGAATAGACCAGTTGAGTTGATTCTTACTACTCTTAAAGACGAACCATATTTCAAGAATGACTCTGCTGAAAAGAAGTCCTCTGCCCCAGCGTTTGAGTCAGCAGGTTGAAAAAATACATCGACCAAGCCTTTCGCATCTGAAACTGTTACAACTTCATCAACAGGGCCCCATTGGAATGTCCCAGCAAAAGCACCCGTAGTGCTTGAAACTGCTGGCACAACATTTGTTAGGTCAATCTCTTTGACCTGAACGCCTGGTGATACTTGAAATGCCATACTTTTCTCCTGTTAATGTAAAAAGTTTGTTTTACTGTTATATTTATAACTTTCTATATTCTAAGACTATCCGTTTTCCATATGGAACCATCGGTCACCCTTTGAGTCAACAAAGGAGGTATTTTGTCCGTTTGCTTCGTGTTTCCCAAAAATTCCCACGGGTAGGATATCATCTTCTATTAATTTCTGTTGTTCTGAGTAGAGGAGGTCTTTAACTTTAGTGTCTGTTAAGTGAACGAAAAACTCTGTTGTAATGAACCATGAAAACAATACACAATTCATAACCATATCATCATTATAACCTTTATCTGCCTCAAACGACATCCCTTTATTTATGAAAGTCATAAGTTCAGTAATCGTGACTCTGTCAATCAAACTTAACCTATTTTCTTCCAAAATCTCTTTGAGTGTAGAACAACCAATTCTTTTAATCTTTTTGGTCATCTTTACACCAATATCGTCTGCTTTTGTCATTCCTTGGACAAAAACATTGTCGTATTCTATATCATAGTGTAATTGTTGTGCAACCATAGCACCTTCTGCATTGTTTTCTATGATAACTAATGCTTTGTTATATCCAGTTGCATACTTGTTTATGATATCAGGTAACAACATAGGGGATACCATATTGTCTCTGTATGTTGCAACTTGTTCAAAAATCTCTGTTGAGGTGTCAAATATCGTAAATGTAGAATAGTCTAAACCTCTACCTTGTGATACGTCCACCGTGCATATGTAAGTGTGACCTTCAACTGGTCTCTTATACATTATAAAATTGTCTCTAGACCACTCACCATCCCATGCTTTTAGACCGAGAAGTGTATTACTGTTGATAAGTGTATTACCAGTTCCTAAGAAACTGTTACCATATTCTTGTTCGAATTGTGCTTCTGAAGTGTTTGCAATAGTCTCTGTTTTCCATTCTTCGTCTCTTCCAGGCACATCATACCAATTAATAAGGAATGATTTGTATTCTGATTGTTCATGAACTGCTGACTCGTATATCTTATGAAACATATTACCCACACCGTTTGCAGTTGAGGTAATAATAACCTTCGAGTCTTTACCTGAGGTAACCACGGGATATGTTGCAGTATAGAATGTCTCTGCATCATCTACGAATGCAAACTCATCGAGGTATAGTAGGTTGATTGACAATCCACGAATAGAACTTGAAGAAGTTGCAGCTGCAACGACCTTACTATCATTCGCAAACTCAATCGAGCCTTTGTTAAGAATTTTAACACCAGGCTGTAAGAAAAATGGAACAGACTCTAACATGGTTACGATACGTGCAATCATTTCCCTTGCAATTGCACCTTTGTTAGCAAGAACTGCAACTGTTATTTCAGGTTTAAATAATAAAAACCATAAGAGATATGCACAAGATGTGATTGATTTACCACTCTGACGTGATGCAAGAACGACACTAAATCTATTGTCATTGTAGTGATTGATTAGATTTTCTTGATATCCACGAAGTCTAAAAGGAACCATACCTTCATCTAGTGATATAATTTGTGTATAATTTTCGATAAAATGTGTAGGGTCTTCAGAACACTTCATGTATTCTTGCATCTCTTGTTGAGTGTATTGTGTTTCAATACCTGCTCTTTTTACAAGAGTGTTACCGAGATATCCTTCGTTTTTATTGAGTGTCATCTTTTTTAGACTTCTTCAGAAACTTCTGTAGTTCTGATGTAGAACCAAAATATAAATGATTATGTTGTGTTCCTATCTTCTGTTCGTCTTCCTTTTCTAAATCTTTAATTTTCTTTTGAACATCTAAGAGTTTCTCTGCAACATCGGCAGTAGTCCTTAGAATCTGTCCAGCGACCTCATAAGCACGTGGATTTTCCATCTCTTTAGATAGTTCAAGGATTCCATCCAATGCATCCTGACCACGTTCTACGAGGTTGTAGAGGTTCTCTCGTGCATACTTGTAGTCCGTTTCGATGTTATCTGAACGGGAAGGGAGTTTAACAACCTTTGCTTCTTTTTTGATTTCGCTGTCGATATCTAAAAGGTTATTTAATTGTTTGTCTATATCTTTTGGCATAATTAACTTGAATCACTTGTTGTATCCTCAGAGTATGTGGAATCAGCACCGTCATCATAAAAACTCACTGTTTCTGCAACCACAAACGTATCGGATGGGTCTACAGAACCTACAAATTTAAGTCTAGTGTTTGCATCTAAAGTTACAGCACTAGACAATCCAACTGTCAATCTATCTTCAGAGATACTTGAAACAGTAGGATTTGTCGATAAGTTTGTTCCGAATACTTCATCGTTTACACTTATCTTACTATTTATTGCACTTGCAAAAGTCACACTTGTGTTATTAGAAACTGCATTTGATGTTTCTAAGAAAGCAGGTTCATAGTGTTTAACTTCTTTTACTAGACCACTGTTATCTATTTGTGTAGATGTAAATCCAGCATTAACACCATCTGTAATGTAATCTCTTTCAATAACTGAATTGATGATACCACCAGTGTATACAGGGCCGAAGAAGTATAACTTCATATCAAACTCCATTGTATATGTTATCACTCTCCTTGTTAAAAAGTCTGATTCGTATTCATCACTGTAAGATACACTTTTTAAAATGATTGGAACGTCTCTAGTGTCCGACATATCATCAATCATTTTCATTGCAACTGTATATTCAGGTTGGAAATATGGTAAAATTTGTTCGACAATTTGTAATGCATCATGCATATTTTTTGCAAGAATGTCTAATGTAAATGATAAATTGTAAGGTGCTGGATTGTATTGATACTTTCTATTACTTCCACCCGTCTCTAAGGTTGTTTTACTATGTCTTATAAGTTTGTTTTGTTGTCTTGCTTGGTCATATTCAAACCCACTTAACTGAAATGCCATACGTGGTAATGAGATTGCACTTCTATTACCATCATTTAGATTTGGTTCCTCTGCAAGTCTCTGTAGAAACTTTTGTTTTGGGCCGTATGAAATAGGAACTAATTGTTCTGTTAGAACAGTTCCATCGTCTTTGATTTTTTTAACTTTGATATTATTAAAGAGTGTTCCAAAAATAGATACACTTCTTTTAATAGTTTCATTATAAAAATGGGTTCCAAACATTATGTAACCTCACCGAATGGATTTGTCTCTGAGAAGTCTAAGTAGTTATCTGCTTTTGTTTCAAAGTCTTTATTATCTGCTTGTGGGTCGTTTGTCATATCCATCACATCATCAATCGATGTAATTTCTCTTGCAGTTCCGTTTGCACCAGTAATCGTATCACCAACTTGAAGTGTTCTAGTGTTATCTTTTATCATAAGTTTTCTAGTTGAAGGTGTCCAACTTACAACCTCTCCAACCGTTGTAGTTACACTATCTATGACTGTTGTGATGTTTTCATTGGCAAGATAATTACCGTCACCACCAGTGTAAGAACTTGCAAGTGTCACTCCGATTTGATATGCTTGTTGGTCTTCTATTAAATCTATATTGATATTTCCAGTATCGAAATCTTCTCCACTGTATTCGAACAATTCACATTGTAGTTTGAATACGAATAGTTTACCAACTTGATAGAAAGGATTCTCGTGTTCTACAAATTTAATTTCGAACATAGAACCACTTAAAGGGAAGTAAATCAAGTCTCCTTCGTTTGGTCTTAGTGATGTTGCAAGGTTTGAATCTAAGGAAATGAACCTTTCCCATGAACGTAGAGATATTATAAAGGTTGCTTGGTCTCTTACTTCAATACCAAACTTAGACATGAGGTCTCCCTCACCCTCAAATCCTTCTGTATTTTCAATATACATTTCGACACTATATGAATCACCAAACTTAGATTGTATATCTTCTCCAAAGATGGAGTCTTCTTCTACAATCTCTCTTGGTAGATAAAAGGTCTCATGTCCATACATTCTCAAAGACTCAACTACTAAATCCTCGTAAAGGTGTTGTTCAGTTTGAACTGCATGGTTAAAAAATACGTTTGTTGGCATAATATTAACCCATCATGTCCATGACTGGCATTTCAAAATTCAGTCGGGACTCTTCTTCTAATCTTGTAATCTCTTCTTGTGCTTCCTGTTTCATTTGAGACCCATCTAATGTTACACCCCCAGGCAACTGTATACCTTGGAATTTAGAAAGGTTTTCACCCCATTGATACTTGACTAATGCAGTGCAATATTTTTTCAACCACATATCATTGTAAATATCAGTGAAGTCTGTTGGGTCTAGTTTTCTATAACACTCGATAATGATATACTCATCTGCATTTATATTACGAGTGTTCATATCAAGATACAATCTATTCATATGTGTATTATATCTGATAGGTTGTTGACCAACAAGCATTTGGTCTAACAAACTGATATGTTGTTGTATCATTGAGTATTGTAGAATGTTTGTAGATGTTAAATCATAGATATCATTCAATCTTAGTTGATATCTAAGGTCAAACATGTTAAGATTGTGTTTGTCGTTGAACGGGAATATGTTTATAACTGATAATACATATTCAGGTAAGACAATATAATTGTTTTGTTGTTTAAAAGTTTCATCAGTATACGCATGAGTTCCCGCTGCACTTTCAGTGAAGTCTTCATCACCTCTCATTGCAGTTAATTTATCTGACGTAAGTTGATGTTTGAGATACATTTTGATAGAACCATCATAATGATACTCACGAAAATATTGTAAACCTTCGTCTATTCTGTCGTCAAATTGGTCGTCATCGACATTGATTTCAAGAACAGGGGCACCAAGTTTTCTCTTGATGTATTCTTTTAATCCTGCTTTGCTGTTTGGTTCTGCCATAGTAAGTTCTCCTCTTACTATTTATACGTTTTTTGAACCTATTCGAAGTATGTCTTAGTTTGAAGTTTGTCGATTTTCTCGTCTATTCTCTGAATAGAGTTAAGAATTCTTTCGAAATCTTGTTCGACTTGGTCACGTGTTACGTAATCTTTAGCGATTTCTTCTCTTGTTTTATTAATAAGAATGTCGATACGTTTCTGTTCTGCTAGAAGAGACCTCACAAGAAATCCTGCTGGAACCACTATGAGTGTGATAATAATATCCCAAAGTAAATGAGGTTGTAAAGTTATTTCTTCCATACAACTATTTAGAAGATTGGGTTCCCTCTCTCGTCCAAATCAAAGACAAATTCATCAGGATTGTAATTTTCTATTTCACCAGCATTTGCAGTAGGTGTATCATAGTGCATTTCTATATTGAATGATACACTATACCTATCCTTTTTAGTAGGATTAGGTTCTACCATATGCATAAGTCCACTAGGAAACAATACAAGTTCTCCACTTTTTGGGTCAAAGTCCCAACTTGTAGCACCTCTTGGAGAGTGTGGAAAGTCTGCAACTACCTTTGCATGTGTATCAACTGCTGTAAAACATCCTTCGTCACCATCTGCATGAATATAGAATACACCACTATACCAACAACCATTGTGTAAGTGTGGTTTGTTCCATGCAAGGAAATCGTTTATGTTTGCCCAACAATTACCTAATCTCATATGTGCGATTTGTGGATTCAAACCATGAAAAGGAAACACTTCATCATAAAATAAGTGTTCAATTCTATTGATTAGTTTTTGAAATATCGGAGAGGACTCACAACCATCTTTAGATTGCCAACCAGTGTATGCATTTGAAAGTTGTCTACCCACTGGGTCTCTTTTTCTCATTGCATCCATCTCATCTTTCAACATACCCAAGTATTCTTCAGAGACACCTCTACTATCATCCAATCCTTCTTGTAAAAGATTTCTATGAAATACGTGTGTTGGAAATAATAATCTAACTGCCATCTTCTTCTCCTTGGTGGAAAGGACATTCGGGTGGTGGACTCTCTTCATTAAACATTTTACCTTTAGGTTTCCAATATCCCTTTCCTCTATATGGCCCAAAGTTTCTTACAGTCTCCTCTTCCATTAATTGTCCCCATTCTTGCATCGATTTACTCGTAGGTGTGTCTTCAAACTCTGAGGAACCTGTCCCACGATTATCTGTCCATGACTTATGTGTCTTAACTGTATAAGTTGCATTCCATGTTTCTCTTTTGAATGGAATGATTTGCACTAGAGGTGTTCCTGATTTGATAACAAACGAATGGTCTACCTTAGGATAAAAAATTATTTGTGCATTGTCCATACCAACATTAAAGGTGTCGGTATCAATTATACCTTGCCATGTTGCAAAATATTTATTCTGAAATAAGAAAGGGTCTAGATAAAAACAAGAATAGCCTGGAGGTGTTTTTACATTCCATGCATTTCTCATTTTAAATGCATCCTTTATCTGACTTCCTTTACCTAAGTATTCGAATGCATCTGCAAATTGAGTTGTAGGATGACTACGTGAATGATAATCTTGACCACTAGGGTCGAATGCTGCAACTTTAGTTGTCTCTCCATCATCTTCAGGATTAGTTCCATTGATAACTTCTATATCTCTATTTGCAGTTATAATCCATCCACTCTTTAACCAATCATCCATTGCTGGACAAGCACGAATTGTTTGTTGAACTTGTCCCTTGTTTAATTCTGCAACTTTAATATCTTTCCACCATTCAGGAACAATATTCTTCGCAAGAACTGGTTTAAAGTTCTTTACGGTGTCTGCATCATACGTGTGAAAATCTATCGTTGGCATAAAAAAATTCTTCCTCGTCAACTAGTCTTACTTCGTCTCCTCTTAAAACTAATGACCTTCTATCTATATATCTTGCAGACGGATGAGGTGCATCAGCACCATGTGGAATCCTACCATCAAACATAATTAATCTGTTTGGTTTAAATTCTATTTCTGCTATTTGATGATTCTTGACATGTTCATCACGTCCATCAATTCCTCTTTGATGTTCATCGTATAATCTCAATGAACCACCCCACTTTGGATTCCAATATCTATTTGGATAATAAAGAAATGATATATTCCATTCATCATGGTCTTCACAATCCGAATGAGTAGTTCCTTGTAAACCTTGAGTTTGAGAATTAAGTCCCATATACTGAAATCTTACCCACTTAAAACCAAACTCAGTTTGAACTCTTCTATTGAAATACTTTGCAAATAAAACATCCGACTGAGACATCCCGTCTTCTATTCTTCCATCACCTCTAAAATATGTTGCACCCCAAAACTGGTGATGAGGTAATCCAGTTGGACTGTCAGCATTTACTTGATTAGTCTTTGACCATATACTACTTTCAGAAATCTGTTTATCAAAATGATGCCAAAGTTCAGGTGCAAGATAATCATCTAAAACATAGATGTCTTTTAACGGCAACTCTTTTATTTTAAAGGGTTTGTCTAGATAGACGACTTCCATTCCCTACCTCTCATGGTCGGGTAATGTCGTTGGAACTGGTAATTGATTTATATAATCATCTAATGGTTTTAAATGGTCTTCTCTAGTTGCAAAAATTTCATTAACAAGTCCATCATAAATTACATATTGTGCATCAGCATATTCCATTACACGTCTTGCATTTGACCTATAAGGATGGTTAGAACCTTCCCTACCAGCAAATGTAACTTCAGTTA